CCAAGCACCTAATATAACAGGTCTTTCTGGAACGCTTATTACTGTAGCAGCTTCAGCTAAGTCATCTTGATACTTAATAATATCAAATGAGATTGTATGAGCCTCTGTAGGAACTGGTGAGAGGTCTACTTTCAAGTTATTAGAGGCATCACTACCATTAAATCCGTAATACAATGGTTCTCCTGTATTCTGTGAGGGATATGTAACTGTATTAATATATGTTTTACCAACCTGTCTAAGGTGCATACCAGTAGTATTGTTGATCGCATCTAGGATTTTGATCTCTTGACCAGAACTAAGATTGTAGTTTTTAGTGCCATTTACAGTTGTAATATCAACTGTTGATCTAAGATTAAGCCAATCATGCCTTCCTTCAACATGGCGTTTCGCATCATTTACCAAAGAACCTATTACTTTTTGATAAGCAGATATAGTTGAACTGTCATTAATATCACCAGACCAATCGCTACTGATTGTATCTTCTCTTAGTCTTATTAATACTTCATTGATTAAGCCTCTAAATGTCATAATCCTATCCTTTAATTATTTTTCCCCATACGGAGCATTTACCTTTAACAATCTCTATGGTTTCTAGTTGAAATAAATCATCATCAAACCAGGTTACAATTCCAAAAGCGTGATTCCAGTTGTGTAGTCTACCTTTAAGCCATCTATTTTTCTCGGCAGACATATCCTTTAAACAACCCATAGACCAAGCAGCTATGCCATCATCATCTAACTTGGTGTGTGAATATCGTTGTATGTCGTGTACATGACCATAAACAATATTTGCACCATACTTATCTAAATGTGTTTTAGCATGATTAACTGTAGTATATGCACCATGAATAAAATTCAACTTACCTAGTTTTAGAACTTCATTCCATACTTTATACTCATATCCTCTTTCATCCCACTTACAAGCATTTCTGAATGTATATTGATCTAAATAAGGATTCTCTTCTACAAACGAGTCTAGCCATTCATCGTGATTACCAGCTAGTATATGTCGTTCTTTACACTTAATCTTGTCTAAGACTTTATCAAATCTATCAATACACTTATTGACTTCCTTGATTTCCTTGACCATCTCTTTGAGTTGGTATTCAAGTGGTGGTCGTTTTCGTCTTTTATATCTCCAAGCAGATACAGACTCCCATTCTCCAACATCACCTAAATTGATAAAAATGTCTGGTTTAACAAATTCTATCGCCTTTAATACTACTTTGACTGCACTCTCATCATGTATCGGAAAGTGCTGGTCGGGTACGACAATCGCCCTCTTCATATTTACCTACCTTTTGCTAGTTGTGCTCCAAAGTAGAATTCAATTATCATTGTTGCCCATGAGAAAACCTCACTTAGCTTCAACATCCCTTCTACAGTAACATATTCTACCACATCTGGAGTTAGTTGGAAGCCTAAAATGCTTGCTCCTTTAACTACAGTAGGTATTACTGTTGGTACATCAAAAAACACAGGTGCTACTTGAGTGAATATAACCAAGCCTAATATAACAAATATAATTACTCGTCTATTTAAAGCAGCCATAGGTGATTCCTTGTCTGCTCTATCTCTAGCTTGATTGATAGACTCATTTCTTACTTGTAGTGATTGAATCATCAGCTTCTGATTCTCTGCTGCTGCTTGGCTCTTTAAGGCAAATAACTTGCCAATAAATCCAAGCATTATAGGTGCTATATTTGTTAGAAATACCATCATAATCTTAACTCATTATTTTTAATGCTTTAAATATTCCAATTTCTGTGGCTACGAAAAAGGCAAAACCACCATACAAAAAATATCGAATCTGATTTAATGTATTCATAATCTTTTGAATATTGGCTTTTGTTTCATCTATCAAAGAAAAGAGTTTTGATATTTGTCTGGCTTGATGGTCTGTTTTCTCTTCTAGCAATCTTATTCTCTCTTCCATATAATTCCTTAATTTGCAAGTGGGTTATCTAATGCTCTTTGTAATTTAGCGTTCAGCCTTTCTTCTAATTCTTTAATCTTTCTGTCTGTATCTGAATAGAGAGCATCTCTTCTTGCATCAAACCTCTCATCAGCTATATCAATGGTTTTATCTATCTCATCTTGCGAAGAATTAACCTTATCTTCTAATCTCTCCATAAGTGTTTCTTGTCTAGCTAGATCATCTTTCAAATCATTCTTGATTGTTCTTGTGTATTCTCTAGCTAACTCTACTGATTCACTTACACTTATTAAGGTTTCTTCAATGACTGCTATATTCTGTTCTATACCACTTATATCAGGTGGCTGGTATTCCATTACAGTAGCTCTTAAAACTCTAAATTCGTTATACAGCTCAAACCCTGCCCAAGCACCCCCACCAAGCATTGAAATTAATGGAATGATAAGAATTAGTTTTGAGCCACCTACCTTAATACCACCATATTCTATTTCTGCCATTGCAACTCCACTAATTGATTATGTAGTATCTCGTTAGCTAACCCATTTCTTAATGCTCTCTGGTTCTCTGGAATCTTTTTGTTTGAATATATGTCTTTCTCTTCATAAAAAATTCCATCGACCAATGAAGAACTATAACTACCAAATCCAGAATTAAAGTTTAGAAGTGCCAGGATGTAGGCTTGTATTTCTTTCTGAGCCTCTAGGCTGGATGCCTCACCCATTTCCTTTGCCAGAGATTTAAGTTTGTTAGAGATTATTTCTTTCATCTTTTCTTTCTTAGATGACTCTTTCTTCTCTTTAACTTCTTCTTCTGGTTCTGCTTCAGCAAGCATTATCTCATCGGATTCTTCTTCAGGTTCTTCCTCTGGATCTTCCTCTATTACTTCTTCTTCAACCTCTTCTTCCGTTTCTTCTTCAACCTCTTCTTCGGGTTCTGGTTCTTCTTCCACTTCCTCTTCAACAGGTTCTTCTATTGTTTCTTCTACTGGTTCTTCCTCAACAGTTTCTTCCAATAGTTCTTCAAATTCTTCTTCAACAGGTTCGGGTTCAATCTCTGGTATTGGGTCAAAGAATTCTTCCATCTCTAACTCAAGTTCCAACATAATATCTTCTTGTGTAACCTCTTCAAAGAACTCTTCCATTTCTGGTATTTCTGTTTCAAATACTTCAGTTGTTACAGAATAATCTTCTATGGGTTCAAAAGTAAGTTCTATATATGTTTCTGGCTCTTCAAAGACATAAGTTGTATCTATCTCTTCCTCTTCCTCTTCCCAAACCTCTGGCTCTTCTTCCTCTACATAGGTTTCATAATAAAGAGCATCAAAACCAGCACATCCTTCATCATATAAAGCATTTGCTGCACAGTTCTGGTTATATACTGCTAAAGCATAAGCCTCTGGATAGTACAAACAACTTATATGACTATCAGGTACAACACTACATATACTATTACCACTTGTTATTTCTACTGGGTCATCTTCTTGACTGTTCCAAAAGATTGCACCATCTTGTGTCGGATGATTATAAAACCATTGTGTATATTCACCTGCACTTAAATCACCTACTACTGCTACTGTTACAGCGTGGTTATTAATTTGAACTTGCTCATAGTTTATCTCTATGTTGCCTAACGGAAATATTGTTAGGTCAAAAGTATTACTTGTATTGGTGTTGTAATACTCTGCTAAGTTCTCCCACATATATTTCTGGTATGTGGAATCGCCTTGTGTATAAAACCTGCCTGCTCCTGTATCTATTAAGTCAGTATGCCAAGGCATTATGGTGTAGTTAAATCTTACACCTGTCGCTCCACTTGAAAAATCTTGTCCAGAGCAACACAACCCATCGTGTATATAGCCACTACCGGGAACATCAAGAGGGTCAAGAAAACCCACAACCCCATTAGTGAACATAAAGCTAGTAACATAGCTATTCCCATAAAAAGGGAAGGTAAAGTCGAGAGGTACTTCAACCCATTGGTCATCCGCAATCTGATGCTCAACTATTGGTGCATCTGCTTTAGCCGACCAGAAGAGCGATAAGCACGACACTAATAATGCCATTAAGAAGAGTGTAAAGAAACTCCCCCCTGTCCATCGTCTTGAGATTCTCTTGTTTCGGTATCTCACGCTTGTTTTTCTTCCATAAGTCCTCTGCCTCTTCGCCTATCTTTCCTTCTATCGGGCAGGGAGTTCCAGCTTTTTGCATCGCATCCCAAGTACGAAAATCTTGACACATCACACTTACTGCTGCTACTTTCATACCCATATCATACAAAACCTTTGCTATCTTCAATCTCTCACAGTTGGCATCTCTGTATGCTTGTCCTGTGGAAATTCCTAAAATCTGTGTTTGTACTGCACCACTTACACCTACTGTACATAGATCACTATTACTGGCATTTATGCTTGGACTGATCGCACTAGGAGGATTTGTCTTTATTGTGCTTTCAGTCTTTGTAGTATTTGTTACTGTACTGTTACTTGTACTCTCTGTTACTATAGGGTCAGCCATTACAGGGAAAACCCATATAATCCAAAACGCTGCTACTATAAAACCTGCAACTAAATTGTTGCGTAGTCTGTCGCTCATTAGTCAGCAGTCAAACTCACAAATGCTGGGTCTACTTCATCATTAGGATTTGCTGTCCAATGTTCTAGCATATTGATATGTCTAGTAGATGATGTAGTTTCATCACCAACACCTGTTCTTCTTACTTCTGTATGTGGGCGGTTCTCATATTCCATAATCTCATCTAGGGTAGATAGAGCAGCAACCTCACCTTCTTTAGTTGCTTGTTCGCTATATATTGTTGTAGCATAAGTGCTTATTGCAGAAGGTACTGCTGTGTGTCCTTTGTCTGCTCTAGCCCAATACCAATCTATAGCACTTTGCTTTCCAGCTACTTGTGAATTAATCGTATCTAACATACTTGCTTTAAGTGTCGCTACATCTTTCGCAATTCCAGCATAAGTGCCTACGACTTC